GCAATCTCCGTTAATTATTTTTCCTGTTTCTATCATTATTTCTCCTTGTCTTCTAAATAATCCCAAACTAAATTTGAATATTCTTCATATAGATCTCCGTCTTCGTCATCTTCTAAATTAAAGACCCCATTATCTAAACAGATATCCATTACTTCTTCATGTTTTTCTTCGAACGATAGATCATCTTCAACTAAAGATAGAATCTCATCAATTTTATTTGTTTGTGTTTTAGTTAATTCCATAAATTTATGTTAAACTTTTTATTAATGCGTATATAAAAATATAGGTCGCCGCCAACCATAAAATAACAAATATAAATGCGAATATTCTATAATTTCTTTCAACATGATCTTTTGACCTACCTTGATAATCTTCGGGGTTAAATTCTTCTTTCATAATCATAGTGTTTGTGCGATTATTTGAGCCAACTTATATCCTGTAAATGCTCCGATTGCTGCGGAACCTGGAAGAACTATAAACTTACCTAACATAGTTTCATATTTCTTCCTATTTACAATATAAGAAATTAATATGTAATAAACAATATAGTTTATCAAAACTAAAAAGTCCAGTTCTTTTGACGCAAAAACAACAATTGAGTTCCCAAGGAATCCCCACATAAAGTTTATAAGGGTTTCACGGATTAATTCATTCGGTGTGGTGATCGCATCTAAGACGCTGATCTCTTTATCGAGACCTGTTTTCTTCAAGGGTTTCGATGTGGTGTTGGAGGTACCAGAGGGCTTTTCTGAGGTCCTCAAGTTCTTTGTCTTTTCCTTTTTTTCCTGCACGACTTATATATTTTACTGTGTTTCCTAAACTAAAACCCAATTCCCAAGCATCAATCACTTTGATGGCTTCGTATGGGTTATCTTGTCCTCCGTAATGTTGGGGGTGATTTACTTGTTCCATTATTATTATTCTTCTTCTCTATATTCTTTTAGTAATTCTTCATTTGATATGGTATTGTACTTACCACTTAAACCATCCATATCAACAAATCTAGTCATCATATCTTTCATTTCATAAATTTGTTTAGTAGTATCTAATGATTTAACAATCTCACGAATGATTTTGTATGGATCCGCATTTGATCCTGGTCTACGATCTTCAACATAACCTTTCCATTCTTTTGCGGTGTCTTGAGGAACACGAATTGACGCTCCGCGATCTGAGACACCCCAACTGAATTTGTCAATTGCTTGTGTTTCATACTCACCAGTCAAACGAAGGTTGTTGTTAGAACCATATGCTTTGATATGATCTTGGTGTCTTGATTCAAATGCATTAAACAATGCTATGAAATATTCTTCACCACCATCAATTCTCATCATGTCAGTTGAAAAGTTAGTGTGTAGTCCTGATCCATTCCACTCACCATGTGTTAATGGTTTAGGGTGAAGTTCAATATGATATCCGTATTTTTCTGCGGTCTTGAGTAGGAAGTAACGGGTAATCCAAAGGTCATCACCACCTTTTAATTTTCCTTTTGAGAATACTTGATATTCCCACTGACCTAAAGCAACCTCTGCATTTGTTCCAGTAATATCGATTCCGTGTCTTAAACACATGTCTGTATGTTCTTCAACAAACTCACGACCAACAACATTATGACCCACACCACAATAGTATTCACCTTGACCTTTAAGTATGTTTCTTTTGTGTCCTAAAATGTTTCCGTTAATCTCTTCACGAATAAAGTATTCCTGTTCAAATCCAAACCAAAGATCTTCAAAGTTATCCCCAATCTGAGATCTTTTATTTGATTCGTGTGGTGTTCCATCAGGATTCAATACCTCGCATAGAATATAAACAGTGTTATTTTCTAATGGAAAGGTGGAAGGTGTGTAGTGTCTAACAGGTTTCAATAGACGATCAGAGTTCCCAGTTACCGCTTGATTTGTGGACGACCCATCAAAATTCCACATTGGGAAGTTGCTGTCTAAGAACGCATTTTTAACTGACTCATATTCAACAATTTTTACTTTGCTTCTAAGGTTTGGTTCTGGTTTGTATCCATCAAGCCAAACATACTCTAACTTAATTTTCATTTCATTTTATTTATTACGGTTATTATTTCTTCTTTAGTGGATTTCTCAACAAACATCCTATAAACTTTGCGCGAAAAATCGTCGGTGCAAATAATTGCATCGGCGTCTAAATATCTCATAAGATCATGGGTGTGATTAAGTATGTTTTCTTTTTTTAGAATTCTTTTGTTAAAACTCATTTTAATTAGATTCGAGGTTATTCAAATATTTTTCTAACTTTTTAAGTTCACCTTCAGTTGGTTTCCACTTTTCTTGTTCAGGATCTGGAAGTTTTTGTAAAACTTCATAGGTGATAGTTCCGGACTCTTTTTGTTGTTTTTGCAAATTCACTATTAACTCTCTAACTTTATTTCCAAACTCGAAATCATTTGGGTGTTTTTTTGATAGTTCAAGAATTGTTTCATATAAAGTACCTTCCATAAATTAAAATATAAAATATTATTATTTCTTTGTCAAACTTTTATCCATAATAAGTTTTGATTGGATCATGTAGTTCATAATTTTTCTTTTAACAATAGGTAGAACTGTTTCTTTTAATGGAAAATTATTATTATGGTGAGAGTCAAAAATAATTAACTTACTGAAGACATCAGGGTTGTTAATATTTTTAATAAGTGTGTTTTTACTTTTTGTTAAAGAATCTTCTAAGGACTCAGAATCTTTCCAATTAATTTTTTTTACCATACACTTTGTGTCATTTGATCCCCTTTTAATAGGTTTTACGATAAACTCATATGCATATTTTTTTTCACCGTATGTCACAAAAAAAATACCTTGTTTATGTTCAACACTTTTGATGTTTTTGATTGGGTTAATTGATATTGTATCGTTAGCAATTTCCCATATCGCTTTCGCTTGATTGAAAAAATCCTGTAATTTTTCATTAGAGAATCTACAAATGTTAAATACCTCCAAAAGTTCACTTCCGTTAATATTAGGTAGATTATTGGCAATCAAATCTGAAATAAGAATTTCATCGTCAGGATCTTTAAGGGATCTATTCAAACTTAAATATTGTCCTTTTTCAATCAACAAATTTATGTTGGCTAAATGTAAAGATAGGTATTGAAAATTTGGGTATAATTTTAACTTGTCAAAGTCTTTTTGAATCTTATGTAAAAATCCAAGTAACACATATTGTTTGTGCTCTAAATCGATAGGTTCTTGAAATACCCAATTTGTTTCCATTAATAATAAATGTATTCAACTGTATTGGAATTGTAAATAAACTAGTTATATCTAAATACGATGTAGGTTTCGTTTTCTACATCTATTTCTTCGTAGTCACCGTCATAACTACCAAGAATGGTACCGTAACCATCTTCAGCCATTACTGTATCCACTATACCTTTAGTGTCCACATAGTTAATAATATCTTTGGGGTTCATTCCCGTATCGGTATACAACTGAATAAAATTATCTTCATTATCTCTAGTCCAATTTTCAATCTCTCCTTCTATTTGGTCTTCGTCGTAATCACCTTCTGGATTTTCTCTGATATCATCAATTAGGTCTTGAGCATCAACAATTTCACTACCTAATTGTTGTTTTTGTTCATCAGTAAGACTAGTGTCTGTTTTAAGTTTTTGATTTAATTTTTGAATTTTAGACTCATAAATTTCAATATACTTATATTGTTGATTGGTTAAAACTTTAGAAACCCCCCAATTTTCAGGGTCATCATAAACGACATCACTAATATATTCTCTTAAGAACTGTAAAACCTCATCATGGTCTAAGTTAGATTCCCAAACCCATTGATTAAATGCTTCATACCCTAGTTCGTCAATTCTTGATTCAATAGCTTCAACACAAGATTCATGTATTTTATCTTCATTATAGACCACATATTCTTGTTCAAAACCTTCATTACCTAACCACTGATACATATTACCTCCGTAGTGTTTGTAACCCATCGGGTATATATTGTACTTGTCCTCGTCTTCACCATCTTCGTCAGTTGATACCAACATTTCATTAACATCTAAATATTCATATAATGCTTCGGTTTCATACGATATTTCTTTTCCATTTTGGACACTCCACTCGTCGTTTGATCTCAAAACCGCTAATTTCTCATATTTAGCAAATAATTCTTTGGTTCTTTTATTATGGTATCTTTTACTGTTGTAATCATATACTCCTTGCGCCTTTTCATCATCAAAAACATCGACGCTAGAATTAGATATATTCAACCTTCCTTCTATTTTTGAAATTAGGTTTAGATTTTGTATTTGTTTATTACCTGACAGATCCAAATCTCCAGCAATAATAATATCTTTGTTTTTATATTGTGGTAGTCTAAGAATTGATGCAACATCATTATTCACATAATTGAGTATGTCTTTAAAATCGTCCGCACTAATACGAGCAACTTGTTCTGATTCTTCTTTTAATAACTTTTTTATAATTTTTTCAATTGACATATGTTATAAATATCTAAAAATAGAATTGATTTATCTTTATACCTATATAAATTATATATTACAAAATATTTATAGATGTAATAAACCTTTAAAACTAAAAAGTCATGGGATGCGGATGTAAAAAAAACCAACAACCAGAACAACCAACAGCGGAAACTCAACAACCACAAACTGAGTCTTCCAATAAATAATTAAATTAATTATATCATGGGATGCGGATGTAAAAAAAACCAATCATCACAACAAACACAAACAACACAATCACAAAAAACAAACGAATCTGTTAAAAGTGCAGTTACTAAGATTGTGGAAAAATATTACAAAAAGAAAAACTAACTATTTAACCTGTCTTTTTTTTTGAATAGTATTATTTAAATAAACTATTAGAAAAAAAATATGGTTGATATAGAAGTTTATAACTTTTTAGATGGTAAAAATTTATGTAATATTTTCGCAAGTTTACTTGTTGACAAAATCAATGAACTAATTCCTAACAGTAATACTGAATTAAAAGTAATTAATGTTAGGAATTTTTTTATTGTAAGAGGTTTTACTACCTCAGATCAAATTATAAATTGCGCGTCAATTTTTCAAAATTATGTGAATCAACATGATATTGAAATGTCAAAAACAATAAAAGTAATTGATCTTATTTTGTATAATGTCGATTTGAGTGATGAAGTATTAAATTTATCTCTATCGAGTGATAAGTATGTTGAATCCTCAAAAATCCGTATTGAGGAGTTTTTGAATGGATTTGTAAAAAAAGATACTCGTATGAATATTAAAATGGTTGATGATAATGTTTTATTCGATCATTCATCAGATAAAGAAGACGACTTAATACAAATTATTCAAAAGGAGTTTGGAGATAAAAAAATCACAAGGTCGGACTTTTCGAAAGAAATATATATTTCTGATGATTTTTTTGGTATGTCAAATAATTCAAAAAAATATTATCTTATACTTTTGGAGTATATTAAAAATCATTTATTTAAAAAATCTATCTCAAGTTCAATTCAAATTAAATTATTTGCCGAAAATATTAACTCAGTGAATAATGAAAACTGTTCATTAAGAGTCGTTGGTGGTAAACACATAGTTAACACAGAATGGTTAGAATCATTAATATTAGATGTTTTTCCATTTGAATTAACAGAACTTAAAAACAAATTTGATTTGAAAAAATTAGATTACTCAGAAAATATTGAGAATGGTAATATTGGATTTCCTTGGGAAAAATTAGACCTTCTTAACGAGTTGATCTTATTTTAGGTATTGTTTAACCATACTCACTCCTTCGTGAATATCTTGGAAATCTCTTTCAGGGGCAAGTAGAGTAATATCTGTTGCCTCTTCTTTTTCATTTATGGTTAATAACATAAATGCCGGTATAAATTCATTTTGCGTCATTTCAACAAATTTATCATATTCCTCCTCATTATCGTGAATGTCTCGTTCAACAAACATTATATTATTGTTTTTTAATTCCTCTTTGATCATACCACAAAAAGGACATCCTTTCATGGTGTAAAGTACCGTTATTTTCATAATTTATCTATCGTATGATGGTTATTCAACCCAATTAATAACATGTCAATATTTTTTAATGAGTCAGTCAGAATGTATATTATGTAGGTTGAGTCGTGTTCAAGTCTTATAAAATATATAAAAACAGTGTTGGATCCCCACTTAATAACTCCTTCTAAATAATTATAACCTTTATCAAAAATAGAACTTGACCAAATTAAGTTATTTTTTTCAATTAAAGTTTCGAGACCTTTATATGTGATGTTTTTTGGTCTAACAATATTAGGTATTTTTTTCAACTCGAACTCTTGTTCGTATAAATCAAAAACATGTTCGGGTATTATTTTATCCTTGCTCATATATTATATAATTATGGTAAATCATCAAAAAAATCAAAATTAACAGGGTTCACCGGTATTAATTCACCGTATGTACTTAATTCAGGTGTTTCGTTGTCCCAACTTGGTGTCATTCTAATCATTCTACCTTTTTCACCACCTACAGTGGCATCAACACTATTAAACACCGACTGTTGTTCTATCACCTTACCATTACGATATTTCTTAACCATCTTCGGTAATTTTAAGGTTCCCAACTTATACATCAAATTGATATTAGCCAACTGAACTCTTGCCACCTCAGAGAATTCAAATGGTGACATACCATTAAACCTTGCTCGTTCTTGTACATTAAGAACTTCTTTCTGTCTAAATTGATATTCAACCGTAATTCTTTCATCACCATCTGTCGATCCTTTACGAATTGAGAAGATCAAGCAGTCCGGTCTTTCTGAATACCCACGAACACAATTTCGTTGGTGTTGGGATTCTTTTTCATAGTCCTCAGTTTTACGAAGAAGAACAGGATAATATGTTTCACCTTCATGTGCGATTGGTGT